TCGCCACGTTGTACTGCTGTTGCTGCCATCTCCGTGAAGGAGATTGTAATACTTGGCATTCCCATCTTTTATTCCTCCATTTCTTTTTCTGTGATAACCCGCTCTACCAGCGGTTCATTTACTTCATGTACAATTTTTTCCAGCCACTCCAGTCCGATCGATATCTCTGGAACGTTTCTATCTGTACCCGCATACTGCCAGTCAAAATCTGTAACATTCAGTGATTTTTTTTCGATTTTTACATTCAATCCAAAGAGATCCTGGACTTCCTGTATCATCCGAAGCATTTCTTCCTCATCCACCTGTTTTTGCAGAATGGTGATGTAAAACACCACCTGATGGTGGCGCGTGTTATAATTTACCGGAGACGCATCAATCGGTCTGATTTGTGTAAAAAAACATGGCCTGTCGTATCCTTCTACGACGGCCATGCTGTAATATTTGTATTTTGTTTTCGGATATCTGGTCTGTAAAAGTGCATTCAGCCCTTCTTTCAATTCGATTAATGTTATATCAATCCCTCCTCCCGTAAGAGTTGGTTAACCATTTTCTCCACACCTTCCGGTATTGCAATCTGTCTCTTTCTTGATGCCGCATCCATGAAATGATATCCAGGTGTGAAACCTACTGCACTGCCTCCATTTGTCAGCGAAATCTTTCTTTTTTCTCCGTTTACTTTAATCGTCCGTGTCTTTGGAACCACATTCATATGCCCGTTTTCAAGCAAATGGAAATGGGGCGATTTTGCAGAAATTTCTACATATTGGCCACTTCCGTATCCATGTACCGGACTTATTTCATAGGACCCCGTTTTTGCAAGCGATTTTTTTGAGGTTCCATCTGTATCTGTATCATTTTTCACCTGACTTACTACATCTTTTCTCAATTCTTTTGCCTGTTTTACAAGTAACTCTGCGGCTTTATCCGGATACTTTCGTGTCAGATCTTCAAATGAACCTATCAGCTCCTCCAAGCCGTCCACCTGCATTGACATTTCACTGCTCATCCGGTATCTCCTCCTTATTCACACGTTCATAGCAGTAGATTTCTAACATTTTGTGTTCAAAATCCACATCTATAACGCTGTTTATTGCATAAACAGTTCCGTTATACCTGATATAACAATTTGTGTCGATTCCCTCCAGATACCGTACATAGCACTTATGTGATACCCGGCTCTGTATTTTCTGAACTTCATAAAACTCAGTTCCACGAATCGGATAAAATGAAGCCCACACGGTTTTCATTTCTTTTAATCCCTGTGTGGTCTGTCCCATTTTATCTTCTGTCTCTCCAAGTTTTAAAAATGTGATCCGTCTATTCAGCTTTCCTATATTCATAGTTCTCATATGCTGCTCCTAAAGAAGATTCACAGAGTGCAGATTTAAGATCGTCTTTACTGCCGGATTCATATTGGTCGATTTATAATCGATCATCAGATTCCTGTTGTCAAACATGTCCATTACCAGCACAAACAAAGCCTGCGTGATGTCTGCATGTTCATCTAACTCCTCTTCCTTTAATCCGGTATACGCGGCGATCATTGCTACCGCGCTCTCCCTCATTCTTTTTAACTCATTCAGCTCAATGTCTGACGGATCATCCAGTCTGGCGTATTCTGCCAAAATCGTCTCGTCGACTTCACTTACTTTCATAAGCTACCTCTTATTTTCCTGCACCCATCACAAGTGCTGCGATCATCTCCGCATTCTGTACCTTTGCATCAAATTCTACAAATCCAAGCACTTCAACAACATGCTGACGTGCTTTCGTTTCTCTGAGCACATCAATACTGATTTCCTCAGAAACTTTCACAGCCAGACCCTTATAATCGCCGTAGTAGATTGCCGTCTTTCCTGCCGCCATGGTATCCATCTGTGCGGATGTGTAAACATCTTTGCCGAATAATGTGTATCCCCATCTGGAAGTTGCGTCTTCGTTCAGCAGATAGTTTCCCTGCCCGTCTTTCAGCTTTCTAATCGCTTTTCTTGTCGCTTTGTTCATGATAAAGTAAGCATTCGTCTGATATTTGTCCGGCACAGCTTCCTGCAGATCAATAATCTCATCTGATGTAACTTCCGTAGCCGATTTAGCGGTAACTTTCTGCGTCACGCCGGTAAGTCCATCTGCTTTTCCAGGTGTCCCGTACAACAATTCTTTTTCAAGGAATCTTGTGATTGATAATGCCATTCTGTCAACGACAAAATCCACAATATTAAACTGTGAATTGTTAATCAGACTCTTTGACACATCTGTAATAGCCCTTGCTAGAAAACCTCCAAGTGTGATGCTTGCAAATTTACCGGATGAAGATTCTCCCTCCGTAAACTCGTCACAGTATTCCATCTTAATATCCTTTGTTGACTCGTCATAATATGGGATCGAAAGAGAACCTTTTACGTTATAACGGTCTGCATCCTGGTAGATTGGGCAGATATCGACCACCTTAGTGATGATTTTATTTGCGATCGTGGATGGAATCACCGCCCCATTATCCGTTTTAATCATGTTGGAGTCTTCTCTTTCCTCCACTTTCCCACGAATATACGCATCGAATTCATTCATATCACGCTGCTCAAGATCACGTTTTTCCTGCTCTTGATCTTTTTCTTTTTTCTCTTCTCCTTCCGCCGGAACATCTTCATCCAGATTGCGTGTTGCCTGAATTGCCCGGATCGTTGTATTAATTCCAAGAATATCTTTTTCTAATTCTTCAAACTTTTTCATTTCTTCCTCATTCAGGCTTCTTTCTTCTGCATCTGCAGCATCCACAAGTTTTTTCATTTCTTCCTGTTTTGCAGATCTCTGCTCCGTAAGGTTTTTCAGGTTCATAAACTTCGGCATTTCTTTTCCTCCTATTTTTGGCATAAAAAAAGCAAGCTAAATGCTTGCTCTGGTTGCTAATATTCTGTTTCTGAATTTATAATTGTCTTTCTTTTTTTCCTCTGTCAGGTCTACCGTTTCCATCTTATCATCCATGCTTCGGAGTTCAATGATATCATCATCTCTTGTTTCAATGGATGTTCCACTGTATGCGGGTTTTTTTCTATCATCCAGGATAGATACTTCTTTTAATTCCAGTTCACGAAGTTCCCTGTGTGATATGTCTGATTCTTTTTCCCATGAATCCCTGATTGGAATAAAGCCGAACGACCATCCCACCAGTTTTCCCTCGCGGGCTTTTTTAATCACTTCCGCATCTTGGATTTCACACTGGCACCTGAGTCCAATATTATCTTCATAGATCTTTGTACTCGCGTCTCTGGTAGAAGTAAGTTCTTTTGAATAATCATGATTTAAAAGGACTTTCACATCATACCCTGTCTTTTTTGACCGATCCAGTGAACGTTGAAAAGTTCCTGCTTTAATTGTGTAAAACTTTTGAATCACGCTCAACCGCATTTACATATCCATCTATCAACACAGAATCCGCTCTGATCTCAATTTTCATCTCCTATATCATCTCCTTCCTGCTGTTGCACCGGTGCAACTTCGTCTTTTTCCGGCACTGCTGCCTCTGCTCCCATTTCTGACATTTTATTTGTATTTGGGGTATAAATTTTATTTTCTTTCGGATAATAAATTACATCCTGCAGTCCCAATTTAATAAAATCTAAGCCGAAAGCCGGTAATTTTTCGTTTTTCCGGACTTCATCAAGCTGCATAAAACCGGAATCCAGTGCTGTTTTATAAGCTGTAAATCGCTTTTCAATGTCTCCCTTGGTCAGATCTGTATCATCAAACGCAAAAAACATTGTTGTTTTTTCATCTTCTCTGAGCATTGCCCGGTTAATTGCCGTTGAAAATCGCACCAGGATAGGCATGATGCAACCCTGAAAATACTGTTTTTTATCCTCTGCCGTGGAATTTCCATTGATAATCGACGGTGGAATCAGAAATATCTTGCATGCATCCTTATTATTTGTCTCTTTATTTTCATTCAACTGCATTTCCACGGATGTGCTGGATGATTCCTGAAACTCCAATCCGTCATTCAGCACCACAACATTTTCTGTATTGTTTGCATAAAGCCTTCTGAATGCTTCTTTCAGCATGTCTATAACTTCTTTCGCTACTCTGTTTTTGGCTTTCAAAAAACCTTTTTTATTTCCACCTGTTTTTACAAGATTTTTTTCATACTTCTGTGAGCTGTAAATGATATCCATCAGCTCTGGTGATTCCTCTGTGATCGGTTTCCCATAACATCCATTACGGGTGTTTCTCAACAATTTGATGAATTGCCACGGTTCATATGTATATCCGCCCACTTCCAACTGGTAATCTTTGAAAATTGGATCTGTATTTTTGCGAAATCCAATCCGTTCCGCCTCTACATAGTGAATAGACCGTACCTGTCCACCGATCCAGTTCACGAATGTATATCCTCCGCGGCTCAAAAACATGTCCACGACCATTGCTTTTTTAAACTGCACCGCATCCAGCGTGTCTCCTGTATCGTCATTTAAAAGAAATGTTCTCGGATCATCTGTCACTTCCTCGATCCTATCTCCATTTCTTTTATACAGTTTGATTTTTAACGCAGACACTGTATCAGCAATCATGTTTATACATGCTGCAATCGCTGGTATATTCATTACCGTATCCCGGTCTACTCCATCCTCTCCAAGCAGTGACCGCAGTAGCGGATTAGATACCACCTGTGCATCAGGTGTTGTGTCTTCTCTTATTTCCGGCTTTTTTTTATTCCTGTTGAAAAGTCCCATGTCTCCTCCTTATTTAGAACTGCACGAAGTAATCAGATTCTCCATAAAGCAGTTCCTGCTCTATCAGGTATGTACTATTTATATTTCCAACCACCTGGTCAACCTTTTCTTCTGACTTTTTCTTGTTAACATATTTATTTTTATTTGTATCCTCTGTGCACCTTGCATTTTGAAAGTTTATTTCCAGCATCAAGTTCTCATCATAGAAATATCTTCCAGACAAAATACATTCTTTCAGCCACTTTGTCGGACTGTGGAGCACACTTGAATGCTGTTTTATCTCGACACAGGTATACCCTGCTTTTTCAAACTTCTGGACACTCGACAATGCATTCCATTTATCATACCCGATCTGCATAATCTTAACCCCCAGCTTTTCTTCCAGTGTCAGAACATATTCTTCCACCGCCGTGTAATCGATCACTTCATCTCCGCATGCAATACAGCATCCATTCCGGATCAGCGCGTTATAATCAACACCCTCTTTCTTTGTTTTTTGCGCGATACGCCCCGCCGGAATAAACCCCATCGTCCGCGTATATAAAACAGCATCGTCTTTTGTTGTTCCATCATGTGTTTTCATGTCGACACAGACATTATCCTCCGTCATCGAAAAATCAAGTCCCAACCATACTTCACGGCCACGCCACCATGCATCATCTCTCTTTCTTTTTCCTTTGCGCACTTTCGTGATCTCGACGTATCCTTCAACTCCAAGTCCTTTATATTTAATATTGTTGTGCTTGCACAGATAATTTTCTCTTTTATTCTCATAATCAATGGCATCCGTACGCTTATCCACAATCTTTCGGAAAATTCTCTTATTTGTGCATGCGACCGGGTTACTCTGATAGATACACAAATCATTATGCTGCCACTCATCCCCCTGCCAGAGTTGATCATCCGGCACATAGATCAGCGAAAACATTCGCCTATCCTCCCGGAGACCGTCAAGTATTTTCTTACCTTTATCCACTTCATCGATCATTACGTTGTTGTCATTCGGATATTCAGTACTCAGGATGATTCCGAGTGCATTTAATAGTGTGATCTGGCCGGACCGCATTGCTTCGACCGGGTA